CGACAACCGCGCCGACATCACAGCAGACACCACACAACATGACTGATACAAACACCGTGGTGGCGGCCGCTCCTAGTGCGCCGTCCGCCCTCGACATCGACGCCATCGTGGCCAAGGCCGTTGCCGCGGCCATCAGCGCCAAGGGCATCACCGCCGCCCCTGCCCCCGAGCCGCTCCGGCCGGTGATCCAGAACCTCGGCAACCCGCTCCTGGAGAAGCACAAGAGCCTCCGCGCCGGTGCCGAGCGCCAGCGCTTCCTGGTTGAGAACCACAGCGAACTGCTTCGCCAGTCGGCGCTGATCGCCCCGCAGAACGCGAACACCTTCGCTTCTGGCTTGGTTGTCGACTACCTCGCCGACGCCGTGATCACCGTGGCCACTGCCAAGCTGGCCATGATCAGCAACTTCACCCGCAACGTCGGCCTGGATAACCTCCGCCCCCGTGCGGCGGTGCAGGTCAAGAAGTTCACCACCGGCGACGCCACTGTCGACAACGCCACCAACTTCGAGGACGGCGCCGCCAACCAATCGACTCTGGCCGCCACCTCGGTGACAGTGAACCAGATCACCAAGACCTTCACGGTCACCCAGCAGGAGCTCAACCAGGGCTTCGCCCTCTCCGACTTGTCTCAGGGCAGTGCTGAGATCTTCGCCCTTGGTATCTCGAAGAAGGTCACCGCGGTCATGACCTCCGGTAACTACGGCGCCGGCACGACCATCGGCACGGCTGCCAACTTCGACAGCTCCGATCTCCCGGCGATCCTGGCCTTAGCCAAGAACTACCGCCAGAAGCTGTTGCTGCTCGACGGTGGCCACCTGGCTCGCCTCATGTTCTCCGGCCAATTCACGGCTGCCGCCGGCACCAACCCGTTCCCGGACAGCCGCTACGGCCCCCTGAACAACGGCTACTTCGGTTTTGCCAACATCCTCGAGCAGAACGACTGGACCGGCGCCATTGCCAACACCGCCGGCTTCGTCTGCGGCCAGGACGCCATTGCGGTCGCCTCTGGTCTGCCGGTCGGCATGATCGCCGGCGAGTTCCTCGAGCAGCGCACCGTCGAGCTGTCCAACGGCCTGTCGGTCCTGCTGTCGGTCTGGTACAGCCGCGCCACCCGCGCTCACATGGCGTCCTACGACATCATGTTCGGCGCCGCGGCTGCGGATACCACGCAGGCCGAAGTTCTCATCACCGCCTAATCGGCTGACCCATGAGAATCGCAACTACCATCTCGGTGGACAAGAACGGCAAGACCAAGCTCGTTTCTGGTCCCGAAGTCGACGCGACGCTCCAGCGCGAAGGCTTCAACACCGCGACCGTTCCCGAAGGAGGCAAGCTCATCCTGTGGATACAGGGAGCCCTGGCACCGAAAGTTCGCAGAGGTTAACCAACCGAAATTGGGGAGGTTGCTGGAAAGTTCCGGTGACCTCCCCTCTAACCGAAAAACCAAATGGCCGTTCAAGCAGACATCTCGATGGAATACAGCATGGGGCGCCAGGGATTCTTCCCGGTGACCACCACGGCTACCCAGACTGGCAACTTCTCGGCCGTGATTCCGGCTGAGCCGACCGTCTTCACCTCGATCACAGGCACCGGCATCTCGGGGACTTGGACCGGCATCACCCTGCCGGCCGGCTTCCCGCTGGTCGGTAACATCACCGAATTTCAACTAGCCTCTGGCAAGGCCGTGGCATTCCTGGCTCGCACCGCCTAACACATGAGACTTGGCATCGGCATCGGAATCAATCGAGCGCCCTCCGGCGATGCCGGTGGCTTCGATCTACCGATCCTGCGGCGCGATATGCTCCAGGAGGACGAGTTCTTCGTCCTGCAGGAAGATGCCTCCGGTAAGATCGTTTTCTCGTTCGGCACCTACGACCGAATTGCTTTGGAAGACGGCACCGACCTTTTACTAACCGAAAACTCCGACAAGTTCATCCTTACCGTTTACTGATATGGCAGACTCCAAAATTACGGCCTTAACGGCCATCTCAACAGTTGATCCAACGGCCGACCCGTTGGTGATCGTCGACGTCTCCGATACGTCAATGGCCGCCAGCGGCACGACCAAGAAGTCGACAATCAATCAACTGCTCGGCGCAGGCGGCACCGCCACGCTCGCCTCCGCCACCATCACCGGCGATCTGACGGTGGATACGAACGTGTTGAAGGTGGATTCGTTGAACAATCGGGTGGGTGTTCTTAATACTCCGACTGTTCCGTTTGAGGTTACTGGTTTGATCGCTGCGTCCAGTGGCGTATATCAAGCTGGTACGTCAAACGGCATTTTTTCCGCACTAAACAACGACGTAGTAAATCCCGGTCTTGATCTTCGTCGCTGGACTGGAACAGCAAGCAATCATGGAACAGCTTACATCGCTACCAACAGCTCTGGAGATGCTTTGTTCTACACCGATGCACAAGCATCGAATACGCGAGCGACGACGCTCCGAATGACCCTGAACTCCACGGGGCTGGGCGTGGGGACGAGTCCTTCGTATCAGCTTCATGTTTTAAAGTCTCAATCAAGCCAGACTGCTATTTATGTTGATAACCAGCAGAACAACGCTGCTGCTTCATCCGCTCTTACGCTTAGTGCTTATGGCGGTTTATGGAACTTGTCAGTCCCCCATTCCGCTACGTTCGTCAATCCGCTGATCTTCAAGTTCGGATCGACGGAGATGATGCGAATCGACTCCTCCGGCAACGTCGGCGTGGGGATTACGCCGAGTGCGTGGGGAATCAACAATAAAGCCCTACAGGTTGGAGCAAACTCCGGTGCGATTTCATCGAGCGGTTCAGGTAATACGGCAAGCCGTTTCAGCCATGGATGCTATTTCGATGGCACCAACTGGTTGTATTCTGTTTCAAGCGTAGGTGCTGCTCGTTATGAAATTACTGGAGCAAATACTGGCAGCACTCATGCTTGGTACACTTCTGCTGGTGGCACGGCTGGAAACACAATCACCGACTTCGCAACGGCCAAGATGACGCTCGACGCGAGCGGGAATCTTGTTCTTGGAAGTGCCGCTGTCGCCACCACAGCCACCGACGGTTTCCTTTACGTCACTGGTTGCGCTGGCACTCCTACCGGAACCCCCACCGCCAAGACTGGTCGAGTTCCTATCGTCGTCGATACCACCAACAACAAGCTGTACTTCTACAGCGGAGGTTCTTGGGTTGCTGCCAACTAATCTACTACCACAATGAATATCTCTTGGATCATCGAACGCCTTCTCGTTAAGCCGACCGAAGGCACCCTCACCGATGTCGTCATCACCGCCGACTGGCGATGCAACGGCACCGAAACCACCGGCACCGGAGACGACGCGAAGACCTACAGCGGAACCTGCTATGGTAGCTGTAGCTTCGCGCCGCCGACTGGTAGCTTCACTCCGTATCCTGATCTGACGCAGGAACAGGTGCTGGACTGGTGCTACGCCAACGGAGTCGATCAAGCGGCCATCGAAGCCAACGTCACCGCGCAGATCGAAGCGCAGATCAACCCGCCGGTGGTTGTGCTGCCGCTGCCGTGGGTGCCGTCGGTTCCTCCTGCGCCGGTTGTTGTTGCCGAGCCTGTCGTTGTTGCCGATGCTCCCGCCGCATGATCAAGATCGAACTGACTCAGGAGCAGACCAATAGCCTGCTCCAACTCATCGACATCGCCATCAAGGCCGGTGGCTACCAGAACGCTAAAGTCGGCGTTCCTTTGGCCGACATCATCCTCGCAGCAGCCCAACCCAAAGCATCCGAGTAAATGAACTCCAATCACGGCGGTGACACAAATCAGATGATCGCCTCCATGGGCGGCGCAGCAGCGGCCACCGCTGTTTCGTTTATCCCGTGGCTCACCGACGTCGTTCGACTTATCACCGCCGTGATTGGCTTACTCTGCGCCATCTACGGTGCATATCGCTTATTCCGATCAAAATGAAAAACACCAAGACCACGCTCGCCGGCATCGGTGCCATCCTGATCGCTGTTGGCGGGGCTCTCAAAGCCCTCTTCGACGGTGATCCGACCACCCATCTGGACATCACTGCGACCATCGCCGCGGTGACCGCTGGCATCGGCTTGATCTGGGCCAAGGACGCCGAGAAGAAGGCTGAATGAACGTAATCGAGCAGATCGTGACAGCTATCCTAAAATGGCTGACCGGCCTGGCCAAAACACAATCCACCGCTGAAGATGCCAAACCGGACCCTGAGCTTAAGCAAAAGCTGCTGGATCGCATTGATAAGTCTGGCGTCTAGCTGTGGCTGTCAGACCCGTGTGGTCTATGTGCCCCACGGCGAGCCTGTGCGCCTTGCTGAGAGCGTTAAGGCTCGCGTCTGGGTCAAAGGTGCGGATGGCGCTCCTGTGCGCTCCAAGAACCGTATAACGCTCGCAGAAGGTTGGTACGCACTACCGAAGAACTGATATGGCCCAACAAATCATCAACATCGGAGCAATCGCCAACGACAACACTGGGGACACCCTCCGGGGCGCCGGGCAGAAGCTCAACGACAACTTCACCGAGCTTTACACCGATATTTCGGCGCTCAACTCTGCGACTGCCTATGTGCCGACTCTAACCGATTCGGGTGGTGGCCGGACCTTCACAGTAACGGTCAACACTGCGCGGTACACTGAGATTGGCAATCTGCGCTGGTTTACGGTGGATCTGACCGTCACCGCGGCCTCCGGTGCTGCCTCAGGAGATCTGAGGCTAAGTCTGCCGGCCACATCGACCTATTCCGGGTCGGTAGAGTTCTGGGCCGACAACCTGGCTTCTGCTGCCAAAACCGATATCCAGGGCTATATCCAGGCTGGCACCAACTACGCACAGTTAACGCACTACGAGAACGGGGACGCGCTGCAATTGACGCAGCACGTCAATGCTACATCTCGATTGATCGTGACCGGAATCTTCTTTACCACACCGTGACCATCATCGGCTCAAGTCTCCAGCAGGGCATGACTGTGCTCCAGCAGATGCTTGGGGCGCCGATGTTTATCTGGGAAGGCTCGTCGATTCGGTGCATCCCGGCCATGGTCACCGATGCCAACACGCCGGTGCCCGGTGGGTTCCAGGACAACGTGGCATCCCGGATCCTGGTCAAGTTCTCCGACTGGAAGACCTGGGACAGCACCCTGGTCACGATGGACACTACGCTGTACACTCTCGACCAGGGCACCGAGTTTTCCCGGCTGCTGAAGGAGGACGGCTATTATCTGCTGCAGGAGAACACCGACCGCATCGCCCTGACCTTCTGCAAGCCCAGGCCGGTGGTCGGCCGCACGCTGGTCTACCAGGGACGCACCCTGCGGATCCTGTCCTGCCGGGTCGATGCCTCCGGCGCTTACTACAGCCTCGAACTAGGAGCCAAGACCCGGTGAGACCTGTCGTCAACATGACGGTCGACTCCAGTCGGTTCGATGCTGCCATGAAGCAGTATCTGACCCAGACGAGCCGAGACCTTCACAAAGCAGTTAACAGCCGGTTCTTTTACCTGATGGTGCGGCTGTTCGTCCTGGTGCCACCTAAGAGCCCGGCACAAGAGCGGATTCGCATCGGAGACTATCTGTCCAAACCGATGGGAGACATCAATCGGAAGAGTAAAAAGACTGGTAAGAGAATCGGCAAATCACGACTGCTTCGACGAGTGCATCTGATCGCTCAAAGTAAAGAGACTAAAGCAGGGCGCCGGGGACTCTACGGCACGCAGATGAAACAAGCTGCCAGCGCTATCTACCGAAAGGCCTTGGGTTCTGTTGGTTATCTCCGCTCCGGTGTTGTTAAGATAATCCGGATCTATAACCGCGGATTCCGACAATATGATAAGCCCAAATGGAAGCCATTGGTCAAACCTCCTGGCTACAAGCCACCCGGTAAAACCAACGCTGCCCTTTTGTCATTGGCTGACCAGTATGGTTTGCCTGCCGAGAACGTGGCCGTTCACAAGGGCACCAAGGCCCGAGGCATCCAGGCTGTGCCAGGCTTCAACCCGACGGCCTCGGTGGTGATGACTGCCGGTGTGGCTGACAACCAGTACAACCGGGTGGCCATGATCTACAACCAGGCCATGCAGAAGGCCATGGACGACGAGCTGGCCGAGCTCACCAACCACATGACCGAGGCCATGTTGCAAAACGGCAAGGTGCTCGAAGATAACGGGATCGCCATCAAATGAACGCCGTCGCCCTAAGAGCAGAGAAGGCTGTGGCCGACTACCTGGCAGCCGCCGATTGGTCGGCCTCTGGCGCCGGCACGCCCACCTGCCTGACTTCCTACAGCCGCGGCCTGTACGACGACCCGGACGAGCAGGATGTGATGCCCAACTTCCCGCGCCTGGTGGTCTCGACCAACTCGGCCAGGCCGGTCCAACGCACCGACCTGACCTGCGAACTGGAGATCGCCGTCGAGCTGCAACTCTCGGCAGACGACACCGACGAGGCCG